CATAAAGCAGTTTATTAAGCTGCTCGTGTCCAACCGCATTTCGAGGAAACTCTGTGCGGCGCAGAGTACTGTCCAGCACCCACACCAACCGATATACCGAGGCTCCGATCAATTAGATCAGAGCTAAGGCGTATGCCCTTCCTGAAAGAAGGTGGTTGGTCTCGATGTTCTCTCAAGCCCTTACGGGTGGTGTAAGCTAAAAGCTCACGCCATCCTTTCGGGGCTGTACGAGAGACTGATCGGGCATAGGTCGTTTGGACCTCCATACACTGGTATCTCCGATTAAATCGGTACCTGATACCAGCAAGGAGGTTTAACTTCCTAGCGTCTGTGTGATGCAAACTACGGAACATAATTCCCACTGGAACGTCGTTGGTATACGGCGTCCGGCGGGTTTTCTGGATATCCTTCTCAAGGAGATCCGCTGTCTCGTAGTACCCAAGCTCCCTGAATCGATTAACATAATCGACCCAGGAAGCCCAGGTTTGGACTGGCAGTGACGGCACCCATCTGCGCTTAAAGCGCAGGGGCGTGACAACGACGCCATTATAGGCGTCGAGCCCACAGGACTCACGGAAGTGAGCCCCTGTACAGCACTTGGACTGGTTGAACATGAGTCCAACCGATTCAAGTAGCTGCATACACACACGGTAGTCTTCCGTGTGGAGTACGATGTCGTCACCGTAAACCCAAATCCTTTCGGCGGCCTGCCGAATATCATAGGATTTATATACCATCAGAGCGGCGCAAGACAGCGCCCAGAAACATAGCGCCTCAACAGGAAAGCATAAAGCTGATCCCATTGGAGCGAATTTGTTTAACTGGACTGTGTCGCCGTTCGGACATAGTGTCCGTGTTGAACGGCAGCTTTCCATACATTCCACCCAGTTTAAGGGGAAGAGTGTATGTACTAGCTGCTGCGATACACGATCACTAGCGTCCTTCATATCCAGGGTGACCTTTAGGCCGTCTCGCGACGAGCTTAAGGCTAGCTGCCTGTTAACCTCTTGATCGGCAAAGTTTACATGCCGTGAGGTTAGAGGGTGCTCCTCGATAGTGTCTACTAACAAGGTTTTCAAACCTTGCTGTATCCACTGTATTTCGAGGGGTTCCATGGATATCAACCGAGGACCCCTGGAGTCCTTCGGAACCAACACTACTTTCGCAGTAGGAGGTTCGGAAGCGATTTCCAGACCAGCGAGACCACGTGGACCCAACTCGTCGCATAAATGCGAATAGTTGAAGAACATATGGTCCGTGTACGGGTAAGTGCGATCAAGTTCTGGGTATATCCGCTTAAAAGTGGACTTTTCCCATGGCTTTTCGCCTGTAGACACCGCACCAGGTCCGTGCTTCGGAATAATCTTCCGAGGATCAGCATTGCACAAAACTCTCATGATAAGAGCTCGTGCTTGCTTCACCGCACGTCGTTGCTGTAAGTCAAGATCCCACGCTTTCTCAAGCGCAAGATCAGTGGCTTTAAACGAATCAATGGTTTTCACCACAGACCGTTGGTCGATCGGTAGCTCCAACTTGTAAAACAAGTAGAGCAACTGTCTCGCGTGCTTCAAGGCTAGCCCCGCACTTTCCTTGGCAGGAAGTGCGGAGCCATCAGTATCGAAGATACAACCCAATAGCCATCCCATGAAAATGGGTAGGTTAGATCCTCGCTTTTTTGCAAAAGCGGGGACCCGGAGGGGAGTATCACTTGCTAGAGCGGTGTCAATCGCTTTTGCAAGGGATGGAAGGGTCTTCGTCAAAAACGAAAGCCCTTCTTTATTAATGCGTTCAGAGACTGTTTGAAGGTCTCTGGCACACTCGATCTGATTCCTAGCAGGATATGCCCTGGCTACATCTCTGTAGAGAGCGCTTAACGTTCTAAAGTACTGATTTAACTCAGCACTTGCGAATAGGCTTTTCATGTTACCTTATATATATGAGGTTGACAGTCCTGCCATGTTCTCTACAGCCTCTGAATTGAGGCAAGCGCACGCATACGCACCCCGAACCGAGATCTCTTGAAAGGAACCTATATTAGGGTTTCCTAGCAGGGGAGATATGTTCGGTGGAGTGCTGTGTATACTTTGCTTCAGTCCAACAACCAAAGTTGACGAATCAACGATAGTATGTTCCAGTAGCTGGTTCACGAAGAGCTGATTTGGCGATTAGCCAAAGCCGCTCTGTAAGACGTGAAACCAAGTTGCTCGCCACGATACCGATCATTATAATCAGTACGTAGTTGATGAACGTTTTCTTATCCATGTGTTTGGCCCTTACGGGTTAAGTACGAGTGTATAAGATGAGCATTACTGCTCTCCGTTCATCAGTTGGATCAGACCAGCGTTACCGCTGGGATTGAGCATCGTTACGATGCGCAAGATCTGATCCATCACCAACTGAGGAGATGGTGTGTCGGCTCCGATGCGAGGTACCTCGATTACCAACTGAGCGCCAAAAGTTATGGCGAACGTTGGGTCTGAGAGACCAAGTGTAGGAGTGGCCGCCACTTTGTCCACGCGGACTAGGTGACGGTCGATGATAACATCAGGCGATTGCTGCTTGGTAGCAGAATACCGCAGCCCTTTGATAGATCGGGTGGAATGCCCGATCTTGAGGGTGTGCGGTGCTGTTGTTGCCACTGTCGCGACAGAGCGAATGGATTGTCCGGCACCCATAGGCGCTGATAGCAGGCTAAAGTTTAAAACTGAAGCTGTACCAGCGGTCAATGGGGCGGACGGACTGTTTGTGAGGTCAATTGCGAACATGGTGTTCTTGGTTGTTTATGGTTTTGTTCCACCCTCATGGCGAGTCATCGGTAATTTTACCGGTGGACGCTTGTGAGGGACGAACACGTTTGTTAGTCCTCTGATTTGCTAGCACTAAGGCTGTACCAAGTACAGCTTCGCGCAAGTTAATCCCAGAGGTTGTCAAAGCGTGCAGGTCAGGATTGGCCCGCTTACGCTCGTACCGAGTTCGATACGCTTGCACAGTTTGGATCTCGAAAAGAGGCCCATACCCATATCTAAATGGGGTGCAGTACGACTCCGAGAGTTGTGACGCTTTTACACTATGGCAAAAGTCGATCACCTCGGTTTTGATACCCAAGTTATCGACTGAGAATGAACGTAACCAAGAGGATACATCCACCACCCAATCAACAAGGAAGGATAGGCGAATAGCATTCCAGATAGTTGAGAGATCAAATCTGATCCCCAACATGTCCAGAAAGCCCTTAACCTTAGCTTCCGCTTCACTCATTTCCGGCATTGTATACCGGTATATGAGCGTGGCATGGTATTGAGGTGGCACATCCCAAGTAATCTTCCGTCTCCATTTTAGTGGATATAGAGAATTATTAGGAACTGAGGAACAGAAGGAGCCCATCCAAAAGATGTGCTCTTCTTCGAAGTCCTCGTAGCCCGGCAACATTCTTCGATATTGCCTTTTCAAGACCTTGCCCTGGTGCGAACGAAGCCAAGCGAGTTTTCGCTCGAACTTCTTAAGCCCATCGTAAATCCCCTTGAGATCGGAGAAAAACGGAGCCCAACCGAACATATAAGACAAGTACTCACCAGCAACAAACTTAGTAGCTTCACGGACTGTTACGTCCGTTTTGCCACCGTTCTGCTTGGTTACATACTTCCCCTTATTTGCTGCCTTACCAGCGCCCACAGTGTAAACTGGGGACGATTTCGTAAGGAAGCGCTTCTTCCATTTGACAACATCACGCCTCAAGTCTTTCAACTCGAGAGTGAAGTTTATAATAGAAGTTCCCTCGTTCATCGACGGCATCATGAGGCGTAAAGCCTTAGTTGCCAACGTAGATACACCAACGGAGTCCATAGTCGGAAGACCTACAGGGGCGTTTTCAAACGCCCATAATCTGCAAATCATCCAATTGTTACTCCACCGGTTACTTGGGAAGCCGATATAAACGAGTTCGGGATCTGTGTACGCTTTGTAGTTTGTCGTGTGAACGACATCCTTGAAGTATACGTCAGAGATCACCTCGTCATCAGTCATGTCAGATCTACTCATTTCGTAGTTCGGGACGTCAGACCAGTTTATCAAAACTGATTTAGCGTCGTCGGAATACTCCTTGAGATTGATGACAGGACCGGGCCTTGTTCGGGTACGGGTTCTAGCCATAGGAATCAGAGCACACACGCCTCGGTGGC